ATATTGATCCTAAAGACGCGTATTTCAATTATGAGAAAAAATTGAAGGAACACCGTCAACATCCAGATGCAACCGACCCTCATCAACCTCAAACCATGGAAGAATTAGGTTATGAGATAGAATATTTAAAAAGAGAAGCCGATGACTTGGCTAAATCCGCTTTAGAGGCTGCGGAAGACGCAAAAGTACTCGATGAAGCCGGAGAATTTAATTTAGGCAAGATATTAGCCAAACAACAAAAAGATTATATCGATTTACAAAAAGACGGTATGCGTAGAGCCATTGCTCGACCGTTTTTGCTCGAAATGGATAAAAAAGGCATTATTAAGCTTCGAAACGATTTTAGGAACATGTTAGATAAATCAACGGATCTCCAAACAGGGGGATTTGATAAATTAAACTATCCTGACGTTAACGACATGTTTAAGTATCACTTTGGGGATGAGAATTGGAAAGCGATCGATGATATTATGTACGAGATCGATAATACCGATATTTACACTAAAGCGGGTAAAGAGAAACTCGTAAAAAAAATTGAAGAGAATTTAAAAAAAATAAGTGATAAAAAAATAAGTGATGCCAATATAAGAGGAGACATCGTTGAGGGGAAAAAAGTTGGAGATGTCGTCAAAGCTAAAAACGTCTACAGCCCTGCTAAAGCGGGTAATTACATGACGCAAGAAAAGATTAAGAAAAGAATTGAGGAGATTGATGAAATTATGAATAATATTGCTTATGGCGACGAGGGCTGGGTTGCAAATGCGAGTAAAGCCGAAAAAGATCATCAACTTAAACAGTATGCTAAAGAATCTGAAAATTACCAAAAATTATTAGCTCCTGAAAACTTTCCATCGGATGTGAAACCTCCAATGTTAAGTAAACCTAAATTGACGAAGTCTGATCTTAAAGTAGTGCCGGAGAGTACTCCTGATGAAAAATATAGAGCTAAATTGAAAAAGAAATTGATGGAATCACCTGATTTTACCAAGACCGAAATGACCGATGCTGATATGGATTTTATGCTTCAAGATGTTAAGGCGAGTGACTCAGGCGAAGTCGCTTTGGCTAAAGCTAAAAAAAGAGCTGTAGAATTTGAGGCGAAGAAAAAGAAAGAGGCGATGGATCAAGCTTGGAAAGAAGCCACGGAAGGAATGCCAACCAGTGGTTCAATTGATGATTTAAAAGCGTGGATTGCTACTAAAACAACTAAGGGTAAGAAAAAAGATAGACTCAATATTCGTCTCATGAAAAACTTTGATCAAGAGTTAGATGATATCACCTTAGGTAAAGAAGGTTATAACTTACAAGAGATTGGGATTTTGAAACGAGCTCGAGAAGTGATGAAACGGGGTGATGCAACTCATCCAGATGACGCTCTCACTTGGGTGAGAGGTGAAATGGCTGATGAAGCCGGCGAAGACATTACGGAGTTCATGATTGACTTTGATTGGGGTGATGGCGGCGGTAATGCGCATGGAGGATTGCCTCGTAGACGATATGCCTTTGGAAGCCCAGGCGAATTAACAGAGCTGCTTGAACGATTAAAGATGGTACAATCAGGAACAGGAATTTATGCAGATTATTCTTCTGCTAATAGAAAATCGATGCAAATATCTTTAACCAGTAGAATTAATGCATTATTAGGAAATTAATGGCTTATTTTATTTTTAACCCACAAACTAACCAATTAGAAGATTCGGACAATCCGACTCCTATTAGAAAAAATCTGGGACAGAAGCTTTTAGCTAAGAACGATAATATTTATCCTTGGGGTACAGATAAGAATCCTCCTTGGTATTATATTAATCGTGACCCTTGGGATCCGGAAGAACATCTAAGATTCTTAGAAGACTTTGACATTCGTAATGAGACCATGCACGCGGATGGGGGAAGAGTTGGGTTTAAACGAGGATCTGATGAAGTAAATACAATTAAACAAAAAATTAGAGCTTATTACAATAAGGCTATTAAAAATAAACAACCTATTTTTATAAAAAAGATATTAGATAATGTTAAAGGCTCAGACGATATGATGATCCGTCGAACCCTAACTTCTGAAGAGATTAGTAAAATGCCTAAACAAACCAAATATGCCGCTCAAGAAACTGGAAGAAAAGTGGCAAGAGAAAAAGTAGCAACACAAATTAAAGCTTTCAATATTATTTTAAAGAATCCTAATACAACCGTTCCTCAATTAGCTATCGATCTTAATATGACTAAAACAGAAGCTAATAGACTTTTAAGTAATTTGTTAAGAAATATATATAAACACAGAAGAGAAGTTGCTACAGGAGAAGCTGCTCCAAAAAAAGTAGGACAACGGACTTATAAGAAATTACCTAGTGGTAAGTCAACTTCTGCTTTTTTAAATGATTATTCGGTAGAGGTGGTAAAACAAGTTTTAAATGCTATTCGCGATAATAGTGGGTTTAAGGATATTTATAGAAGAAGTATTTATGAACAAGTTTTAGAAGCTTTTGAAGATAATCCTAAGCAACTCAAAGAAGCTAATAGAAGATTGAATGCTTGGTTTGAAATTCAAGATGAGTTTAGAACCAAACACCCTAAACTTTATAAATCTTTTGCGACTGGACTTGATCATCCTCTTTCTTTTAGAAATTTACAAGCAGCGAAAGCGACACCTAAAAATATGGTGCGTATTAGTCCTATCCCTCAAAAAATTAATATAGGTATTAAAGCTGGATTAGATAAACAGTATGGGAAAATAAATGCAGCTCTTCGACAAAATTCTACTCCGGAATTATTAAAACAGAAAAGAGCTTTTGAGTCGTTAGTTAAAAATTTAGGTATAAATATGGGTCAAACCACTTCTAAAGGTAAAATTAAATCCTATGGGGCACCTAGCCTTTTAAAAGGTAATTTATCTGACACTATGATTAAAAATTTAGGTTTAAAAACAACTATTTATGAAAATATTAAAAAGATGGATGATGCTAAAATATTAAAAGGAAAAGTTGACGAGGCTTTTGGAGGAAAAGGATCTTTCTATAAATCATTAAAGAAATTTCAACCGGATGACCCTACACAACTTAAAGAAGCTAAAAAGATTTTAAACTATTTAGTAAAAAATAAAAATACATATAACGCCCTTAATTCACGTCTTAATTCGGGAATTCCGGTTGATGATATAGTTAAACTTATATCTACTGATATAAACATTCCGTTTGGTAAGGTAGCATCAAGTCTTGGAAAAGTTCTAGGTGTAGCTGCCCTCCCTTTAAATGCAATTCCTTTTGCTCAACAAGCAGAAAGAGGAATGGGAATAAGAACGGTCGATACAGGACTGGCGCGATTAGCAGAAGATTTAATTAATGCTCCTAAGTATTTGGTTCAATTAGCGGGAAGTCTTGCTAAAAAAGATTTGGACTTACCTTATGAAGCTAAATTTGGTCGTAAGTATGCAGATTGGATTGCTCAAGGAATTCCTCTGGAAGAAAGATTAGAACGAATTGAGGAAATGGGATTAGATCCAAAATACAGAGATGCTGAATTATATGGTGCTTCAGGTGAAGCGGATATGGTTGGTGATGTAGACGTTGAGAAATTAAAAGAACGAGCAAAAACTTCTTTACTTCCTAAAGAGGAAGAAACTGAAACGATTACGTTTGATAGATTTAACGTAGCACAAGGCGGCATTGTCCCTCGAATCGGGTACCGTGATGGACCTACCTTGGGTGACGCTCGAGGATGGGAGAAGATGTTAGATCTGAGTGATCCTGATGTGGTCGCGAAACTTGAAGCAAAAAAAGTTATGGACGAGCAAAAAAATGCTGACTATAGAAAACAAGCTCATGAGAAACGTTTATTACATAGAACGGATGATTACTACACAAGTCAAGAAGAAGGTTTCATTCCGCATTATGTGAAGGACGTTGCGAAGACAACTTTTGGAACAGATGCAGGAAGAAAATATTTTGGCTCTAAATTAGCAGAAGGAGCTATTGAAGGAACAGAATGGCTAGTGATGCAGATTCCTCATTTAATGAGCAAAGTAAATCCCGTGGGTTTAATGAAATTACAAAAAGAAATGGAAGAAGGAAACTTCAGTTGGATGGATTTACTTTATGAACCTAAGCTAGGTGAAAAATGGGGTATGAATGCATACCAACAAAGAAAATTAGAAGAGTTAAGAGAGCAAGCCATTGCAGAAGGAAAACCTGGAATCCCTCAAGGCGTAGAAACTTTAGGAACGACAGGAGAGCTGGGAGCGATGTTCGCTGATCCCTTTGTGGCGTATGGAGCTTATAGAAAATTAGCTCCTCATTTAAAAACTAAAAAAAGAGGAATTGAAGAACAAGTCGATGAGGGAAGAAGAGATACCCTTAAGACACTAGGCACAGGTGGATTAATGGTTGCCCTTGCTAAAATTTTCCCTGCTATCTTTAAAGAGACCAAA